GGGAGCGCCTATTGGCTCGATGCCAACAAAGCCAATCTCATTACCCAATCCGATCTGCTTAACCTCGCACTCGCTTATATGCTTGTCCGTGTCCAGTAAGGCGAATACCCGCTGGCCCACCTTGCACGGCAGCACCACCAGCCGCCCATCCTTGTTGGCCTCGGCCAGCTCGCGCAGGCGGGTATAGCTGCAAAGGCTTTCCAAATCAGCAAGGCGCATGAGCTTCAGCGCGATCTCGTCCGCCTTATCTTTCGGCAGAACTTCCTCCGGCTTCAGCCCCGTCGCCTTGTAGGCGCGCAGGTCCTCTCGATTCCTCCGGTAGTCCTCGATGAGTTGCTGCACCACGAACCGCTGCGTCATCGGCCACGCCGCAATTTGCTCTTGCAGCTTTTTCAATGCTTCGTCCGAAACCATCACTCTACCTCCTGACTCCAGAACTTATCCATGCATCTCTGACAAATATCGACGTCGAGAACGCAGGCGCCAACCGGTTTGTATTCGGTATCCAACGTCTTTGGACAGAACCCAGGTTGTCCTTTATCATTCAGTATCACATGAGGGAACATTTTCAGAAACACGCTCTGCCGCGTCTTGCGCGGGTGCTCCTTCGACCACTTCTCGACGATGGCGATAACCTTTTCGCAAGAATCATCTTTACAAAAGTCAACTGTCCAACAACCCATATTTTCCAAAGGGCACTCTTTGCATTCGGTCTTTTCAAAATAAACTTCGCACAGCCGTTTACGCTCTTTCAAAAACTCTACTGCGTCCATCTTTACCTCCTAAAATTTGAAGCTCTCTCTGAGCTTATACCCGTTGCTATCGGCCTCCGCCGTAAAGTAGCGGTGCGCCTCGTTGATGTAGACGACGCGCCCGTGCGCGGTCGTCTCTTTCGTGGTCACGCTCATAATGCCGTTGCTGCCTTCAAATGCGGCAGGCTTCCAGCTAAATGGTTCGCCAATGTACATGGTCAATACCTCACTATGTCGGCACCTCCCGCAAAAACAAACTCCCTTGTGAGATGTATTCCTGGAAGCGCCTTTCCTGCGCTTCGTAGTAGTGCTCGTTAATTTCGTACCCCACAAAATCGAGCCCAAGCTCCAATGCAGCAATGCGGCTGCTTCCGCTGCCGAGGTGGGTATCGAGTATTTTATCCCCGGGCTTCGCGTACTTCTGAAGCAACCACACGTAAAGCGCCACAGGCTTCTGCGTCGGATGAATGCGCTGCTCGTTCAGTGCCTTATTCCCTTGCTGGATAAATCCCTCTGCGATGCTTTTGCCCTGCAGCATGCCATTCCACATGTATCGGAAAAGCCGCACACTGTCATGGCAGTTTGTGGCTGCGATCTCACAATCGCTGAAGGAACTGCCCTCGTTGCACTTGTCCCATACGATGCGCCCCGGCGCGAAATGGTAATCGAAATAGTTACAACCCCAAACGATGTAGCGCTTTGCGACCCGTTCCAGCTCACCGAAATATTCACGTGTTGGAATATCCCACTTTGGCGATATGGGGTAGTCTCTGTGCACACCGATTTTGCTGACCTTGCAGCCGTAATATCCGCGCCGCTCCGGCCCACTGAAATACGGCGGATCGACCACAGCGAGGTCAAAAGCCTTGTCCGGCAGCTTCTTCATTGCCTTCATACAATCGATATTTTCAGCAACGTTCATGCGCGCACCTCCCCGAACGCCTCCTCAAACGTCAGCCCCGTCAAATCTTCCAGCGCCAGCAGCAGCCGCACCGTTGTATCGCGGTCGCCGCGCGCCCATGCCGACACCGTAAACTGCGACGCGCCGATGGATTGCGCCAGTTCTGCTTGGTTGTAATTCGTCTTTTCCAACGCTTCTTTCAACACAGGGTAGGCACAGAACTCAAACGGCGTTTTCGGTCTCGCAATCTTGCTCATGCGCGCACCTCCCCGAAAGCCTCTTCAAATGTCAGCCCCGTCACCGCAAGAATTGCCTTGATAACGCCGATGCTGAATTCGTTCTTCCCCGTTGTCCATCGCCACACGCAGAGCGGGGAGACGCCGAGCTTCTTGCTCAACTCCGGCGGTGTCATTCCCGATGACTGTAAGGCTTTCTTGAGTTGTGGATACGCCACCGTCTTAAATGCCACAGCTTTCATCATTCCGCACCGCCCGTCTCTCCGAGCAGCGTCCCGACGGTCACGCCCAGCGCTTTGGCGATATACCAGTACGTCAGCATGGAACTCATGCAGCGCCCCTCTCTGATGCTTTGTACGCTGGTATGTCCTATCCCCGACTTTTCCGCGAGTTTTCGAATGCTAATGCCGCGCAGCATAGACCATCTCTTGATGTTCTTTCCGATATCTTCCGGCGACAACATGTCGTTTTTCGGCATCGACGATTCTGCCAGAATGTCACTCACCGGAACGCCAACGGCCTCGCTGTATTTGTACAGCGTCCCCATCAACGGGTAATTTTTACCGCTTTCCAGCCGTCCAATGGACGAGCAGTCACAGTCCATCAACTCCGCCATGCGGTATTGGCTGATATTTTTGATTTTACGAATATTTCTGAGCCGTTCTCCCAGCTCCTTTGAAGTCAACATCTTTTCGCTCCCTCATTTCGTTCGTTGATAGCGCCTATTCTTAAACTGCCGCGCGCCCCAATAGGCACCGCGTTCCTGCGTTTGGCGCGCTTCTTCTTCCTTCGCCTCGTTGTACTTGGCGATATCCGCCTGATAGTACGGGCAATCGCCGTGACAGCCTACGTGCCGCATTGGCGGCTTGCAGCTATGGCAGTGCTCAAAGCTCATCTCACACCTCGCGGATCGTGATGCCGTACTTCGCCAACATTTCGTTTTTCTTTCTGAGATACATTTGCGTCCGTTTTCCCTTAACATCCTCGACCTCTTGTAGCCAGTAAACTTGCCCGTTGCAGTCGGGCGCGGTAGGTCGTTCATAGACAAAGTCCGCAAAATATCTCTCTGGCTTAACGCGTGAGCCGTCTGAACAGATGTAGGTCTCTTGCAGTGTAAACGCTCGTTCTATCTGCAAATTTCGGATAAGCCCTTTCCTCTCCATCAAGGCCAACTCGTCATAACGCCTCGCCTCTTTGGCGCTCTTGAACTCATGCACTTTCCCGTTAGGCATAACGCGCGGCGTAAACCGGTTGCCGTATTTGCTGCGCTTCTGCCGCTTCTGTTCGCCCGCCAGCTTATCAAGCACCTGCTTCTGCGCCTTCGGCCCGAGCCTCGCGAGATCAGCTGATGTCAGTTCCATCGTCGGCCTCCCTGATTCGCACTGGCAGAACCAGTTTGACGTCCTCGTAGTTGGTCTTGATCGTAATGGGCCCAAGTGGCCCACGAAATTCCAGAATAGCAGGCTGCTTGAAGGCGCCGCCGGCGCTGGCCTTTGCCGCCTGCAACGCCGAGAGAAGATACTCGGCATTCACGCCGATACGGAATGTCGGCTCATTGGGCAGGACTTTTTCCCAATCCAGAAACTTTCCAACCGGCTGAACAAAACCGAAGATGCAGCCGAGACATTCGATCTCAACCACGCTCGTTGATACCGCGCCCTTTACGGCGGCGATGGTCGTGTTGAACACGTTGGTGTCCATGATAGCCAGTCTCATTTCTCTGCCTCCTTTGCGCCATTGTGGTCGCACGGGTCGTCACGCAAACCGACGCCGATGATGTAGTTTTCGCCGTCGCTTCTGGCGTGTACTTCGTGCTTGCGGTAGGTCTCCCGCGCGTCGAACTTCGGCAGCGTCAGGCGTTTGCCGATGACCGCCCCCGTGTCGGGGTCTACTGCGTCCTCACCGTAGGCAATCGCCACCTGCGCAAGCAGCGCGTCGGTTGCAATGCTGATCTCGGCAACGCCGCTGGCGCGCTTGGAAAGCTGCGCGTTCAGCTTCATCAGGTCGCCGCAGCGCTTTTCGTAGCGGCCAAGCTCGCGTTCAAGCTGCTTGATCTTATCTCTGTTTCTTGTGCTCATGGTTTTGCTCCCCTTTCGTAGTGCAGCAGCAGCGCCCGAGCGATCGGGCAGCGCCGCCATTCTTCGTTGGCGCAGTAGCGCCGCGTATATTCGTCCAGCTCTTCCTTCGGCAGTTTGACTTGTGCGCCCTCGCAGTTGAGATAGTCGCGATAATCCCGCGAGTAAAACGGGCACTTGAAAATGCCCCCGCGATACCCGCTCACGGCGCACCGCCTGCCAGCACCGATTTGACGTGCCGCATGCGCTGATTCGCCTTGTCTCGTCTCATGCTATCGCCCTTGAATACCAGTGGCGTGCACATCTCGAGGATGCGGTCATAGATGCGCTGATAAGTCATGTCTTTCGGCCTGCACAGCTCGTCCAGCGTCAGGTTCGTGGTGACGATCAGCGGCTTTTTGGCCTTGTATCGCTCATCGATGACCGTGTAGACCGTCTCCATCGCGTACTCGCTGCTGCGTTCCGCGCCGAGATCGTCGATCACCATCAGCGGATAGTAATGCACCTGCTCGATGATCTCCTGCTTGTCGTATCCAGCGTTGAGAATGCGCGGGAAGCTCGTAATCATCGCCGGAATGCCGCGGTCAATCAATTCGTTGGCGATACACGCCGCCGCGAAGGTTTTCCCGTTTCCGGTGTTGCCCCACAGCAGCAGGCCGCTGTTCTCGCGCCGCATATCGTCCCATGCGTCGGCATAGCGCTTGCACTTGACGATCTCGTCGCTCATCGTCACCGCGTCGAACCGGCACGCCGTCAGGCTCTTGTCGCGGATTCCGTCAGCACGCAGCGTTTCGATGCGCAGTCGCTTCTCGCGATCTGCACGAGCTTTTTTCTCAGCCTCGTACTCTCGCGCCGCGCAAGCACACTGGCACCTGACAAGGCGGACGCTCCCGCCGATGGGGATCCGGCACTGCTTCGGCGTGTTGCAATGGCCGCAGTACAGCAGCCCGTCTTTCTCGTAGTCGACCAGATCCCGCACAGGCTCGGCCTTTTTCGCGATGCTGTCGATCAATGCGTCAACGTTCATAGGCTTCCCTCCGTGTTGCCGTAGTCGTAGACAAACGGCTTATTTTGCGGCGCTTTATTACCCCACCGTTCCCACTTCTCCGCATTTCTGCAAGCCGCTTTCCAGTCTTTCATGGGGGTCTTGCCGACCATCCAGCCCTTTGAGGCGTAGAAATCAATAAACCCCTGCGGGTCTACCGGCGAATGGCGTTCAGCCACGTAGGACTGAACCTCTGCGGGTGTGGGGGGTGTGAAGCGCTTCGCGCGCGAAATACTCTCGTCTTTGTCTTTGTCTTTGTCTTTGTCTTTGTCTTTGTCTTTGTCATAGCTTGATTTGCTTGGCAAATTTGGCATTTGCTTATTTTGCTTGGCAAATTTGGCATTTGCTTGTTTTGCTTCTGCCCCTGTTTTACCTGCGCGGCTTCTTGCTTCGGATAATTCCACCATCGAAGCGGTGTCTCTATCGATTTGCGCCCTCATCATCGGGAATAAGAACCGTTCGTTCCCGCAAAGTTGCGGGGCTTCGCCCGTCCTTGCATACTCTAACAAGGAAGTGAAAAGCCGCCCCCTCTCTGCGTCATCGAGTGGCTCTATCGCGTCTAAATAATCGACAAACACCTTAATATAGGTTATATCCGGCATAAGCTCACTCCTTACAAGGGAATAAGCAAACATTCAAATCGTGCTGCCAAATAATGCGGCAAATTGTTTCCATTTCAGCCTGAGTAAGCCCGTTAACGGAAATTGAATCAGTATCAGGATCATTCACATCTAAAAAATTATCGCTATCAAAAATTAAAACGTCATATCTCATCTCTACGCCTCCTTAAAACGGCAGCTCGCCGTTGTCCTCGCTGACCTCTGCAAAACCGCCTGCGGCGCTCTCTGTGGCGTATTGCGGTGTGGCGGTATCGTTGCCCTCCGAGCGCCTGTTGTCTGCAAAATACACGCTGTCAGCCTGCACCTCGTAGCTCCTGCGCTTGTTGCCGTTCTTGTCCATCCAGTCGCGCATCTGCAAGCGCCCCTCGACGCCGATCATGCGACCCTTATCGGCGTAGTTGCAGAGCACTTCTGCCATGCCGCGCCATGCGACAACGTCGATCCAGTCCGTCCCGGCATCCTTGCCGTTGCGGTCAACGGCAAGAGGGAACGACACAACGGATACGCCGCTGTTCGTCTTTTTCAGCTCCAAGTCACGCCCGATGCGTCCCATCAGACACACGCGATTCATGCTCACTGTGCGTCACCGTCGCTTTCGATGACCTCACCGGTTGTCTCGTCCACGGTGAAGTTCTCCGCCTCGATGACCGTGTCATCGCTCACAGAATACATGTCCTCGCTGATCTTCGTTTTGATGGTCTCGTCCTGCGCCACCGCGCGAACAAAGTCACTCTTAAGCGGCGCATACTTGAGCACGCGCTTGAGCACAGTCTTCTTCGCCATCTCCTCGAAATTCGTTTGCCACGGCCCGTTGCTGTAGGCCTTGGAAAAGCGCTTCGCATGATTGCGAACGTCCTCGACGCTCATCACATCGTAGCCGAATCCTCCGTCTTTCGTGCGGAACATTGCGTAGATGAATTTTGGCTCGCCGCGCTCGCCGCAAGCGGGCTTGTGGTTGAGCTTCGGCTCAAGGCCGAAGGAATATTCAAACTCGTCGTTCTCGTAAACGACCTGCGCCTGAATGATGCTGACCTCACCGCTGCGGTACGCGAGGTCAATAAGCCCCTTGTACCCCAGTTGGAATTGGCATTCCAGTTGACCGTGGTTGCGGTACGGGATCAAGTACGCCTGCCCAAGCGGCGTGTTCGGCTCCATGCCGAGCTGTGCTGCCGTCATCATCGCGCCGAGGAAGCTCTGTGGCGTGGTCTGCGCGAGCTGCTTGTTTGCGCTCAACGCGGAAAGTGTGATGCGCGTGAAGCGCTCCGGCGTGATGACGCTCGGCAACGCCTTTGCGATCTCACCCTCCATCTGCTTGATGTACTGCTGCATCGTGGGATTGCCTTTCTTTACGGCCTGCGCACCCTGCGCGTTCTGAATCAATCCTTCCTTCATCTTTCTTTGTCCTCCTTCACCGTAAACTTGCGGAAATTTGTCGTTTTGTAGTAACTGCTCAAGTCCATTTCGGGGTGATCCTTTGCAAATGCCCTTGCGTCGAACGTCTGGCGGCTCTGTGCTTTCCAGTCGACCGTGAAGCGCCCGCAGTAGCCGCGCTCATTGTCGCCGAGGTCAGACATGAGCTGCTGCTTGATGCTGTCCGCGCTCTTCTCGATGGCCTGCTTGCGGCTCATCAGGTATTGATACTGCTCGACAAGCCTCTCGCGCCCGAACAGCTCGACATCCCCGCCGCCGCCTTCGTAAAGGCGCGTGATGGTCTCCGTCGTGCTGTCCGTGCCGTCCAGCGGGGGCGGGCTGTCAGCCTCCACGTAATCGTGCCAGAAATCCTCCGCGCAGCGCTTGACGGCCTCGATCTCTTCCGGGCTGACATACACGCTGCTCTCGCACCATTCCGGCACGTCATCGTCGGGGACGGTTGTGATCTGGTAGCAATAGAATCCCTTGCCCAGCACCAGCGCCGCCAAGAACCAGCGTTCCCAGCCCGTTACGGCGAGATATGTCACGCACTGCGCGTAATAGCTCTCGGGGAATTCGCCAACTGCATAGCGCTTCATGTTCAGCGCATTCGCGGTCTTGCATTCAAGGCCAGCGTGCCAACCAGCCGGTAACACCATACGGTCAATGTTCGCATGTAGGCACGGAGCCTCATCGTTACGCAGGATGTAGTTCACCTTGCGGACACGCAACCCTGTTTTTATCTCGAATCGAGTTGCGACGTAGCCCTCGAGGTCTCTCCCGATTCGCATCGCCTCGTTTTCCGGCTCTTCGCCGATCCTGGCGGTCTTCTCCGCCCACACCGTATAGGGCGAGCGGTATTTGTTCAGCCCCAGCACGGCGCCCATGTCGCTGCCGCCGAGGCTCTTCTTGCGCTCTTTAAGCCACTCCTCGCGGCTCATCCCGCGCGTCGATATCTTCTGCATCTTCATCTTTCGTTACCTCGATGTCTTCCGCCCCGCAAAAGGGGCAGCATAGTATCGTTTGCGTCTCCACGCCGTGCTCACCGTCAAGGTTCTCGCGCCTGCGCAAGACGTCGGGCTCGTCAAAGGTCAGCCCGCACCATTCGCAGCGGTACATCACATCATCGCCGAGACCGCGATGAGCACCGCCGCCAGCAACAGGCAGATACCGGCAAAAAGCATCGCCTCGTCGGCCTTGCGCTGTTCTCTCGTGCGCTTGTCGGGCTTTCTCATCGTCTGCACCCCCTGTCGATAAACGGCAGCAGCTCATACAGCACCTTGCACACCGCGCACGCGCCGATGACGGAAAGCCCCGTCGTAAAGTCGCAGCCGTTGAGCGCGATCACCGTAGCGGCAATGCCGCCAAAAACCAGCGTGTCGATCATGCCTCCACCTCGTATCCAAGAAATTTCAAAAACGAAAGCCGCGGGATGACCGTGATCGTTCCGATGCGGCTGACCGGAAACCCGAGCTGTTCGGGGTGGTCTTTCGCCGCAATGCTGATCGAATAGGGCTTCCGCCCGAGTACCGGCGCGATATCCGCCGGTGTCAGCACCGGCTTGCCCGATGCAAGCATTTCTTCCACCGTCATATGCGTTCCTCCTTACTCCTTCGGGATCAGCCGCGTCACCGGCACATTCAGGTGCTTCGCAATGCGCACGACGGTGTCGATCTTCGGGCTTCTCCCTGCTTTCCACTTCGTCACATTGCTTTTGCTCATGCCGAGCGCAAGGCACACCGCGCTTGGGCTTGTGCGCTTCTTCTTGCACACTTCTTTCAGCAGTTCGTAAAACAAGTCATTCCCTCCATTCAAATAGTTTGAATTAGAGAACCTTTTGTGATAGAATAAAGCTGCACGTGCGGAAAGGGGTGATGCCCATGCAGGCCACATCGGCTATCGCAGGCTTCATGCCTAATTTCCTGTGTTCCCGGTAACTGAACGGACAGCGGTGCGGTCAGCGCACCCGTTTCTCATACGAAGCCGTTCAACCGCGCCGAGGGGTGCTCGCCTGCACCCGCAACGCGGCGGAAACAAAGTGTGACGAGATACGGCGGGAAGGCGACCCGCCGCATTCTCAAACGCGCGTTTGCCTCACCCTATCACAAAAGGCTCTTGACAGTTCCCCAAAACGTACTAAAATGTAAGTACCGCCAAACATTGATTAGTACTTGATGGGGTATCGCCATGTTTAGATAATAGCACCCAGCGGGGTACTTTTCAAGAAGATTTTTACTCAGTGGGGTACATTTGTATCCTTACACAATTTTAGAGGGGCTATTATGTCTAATCTGTACGAGAATATTAAGGAACTATGCGATGAGAAAGGCGTAAAGCCCGGTAAAATGTGCACGGAAGCAAGCGTCAGCAAGGGGCTTATTACCGATTTGAAGATGGGGAGAAAGAAGACCGTCCACGTTGAGACCGCCCAAAAGATCGCGGACTACTTCGGCGTGACCGTCGACCGCGTGCTCGGCACAGAAAAAAAGAATGAGCCCGCCGAGATTGGCGAACCCATTCCTAAATACGAGCAGTTGAACGACGAAAACAAGGTTAAGGCGCAGGAATATATTGCTCTTTTATTAAGCTCTCAACAAAACGATTGACTTTTTCCTTGTTTTCCTCCGTGAGCAGATGGTATTGAATCTCCGCCTTTCGGTCAAGACCCTGCATATCGTATTGCTCTTTCATCTATGTATCCTCCGTTCAAGTTATTTCACCTATTATCTCTCATAAACTAATCATATTCACCACGGGAAGGTAATGTTAGGAGGTCTTGCGCATGGGATTGTATACCGACCCCGATTATTTTGAAAAGCAATCCAGTTATCAGGAGAGCAAGAAATCAAAAGTCATCAAATCTATACGAGATCACTTCATTCGTCCATGCTATCTCCGCGAATCAGAAACCCCATTAAAATTTTACAAACTAATACGGGTATGCCTTCCGATTGGAGCTATCCTAAACTTTTTCCGCGCAATACAGGCAACGGTCGCAATTAGCACGGCAGCCGAAGCTGCAAAACCGTACTTTATCATAGATGCCATATATATGTGGCTTGGCATTGTCCTTTTGCTCGGAGCCGCCGCTGGGCTAAATAGAATGGAGTGGTCTGGGGTCAGATTTTATTCCGCCCTTTTTGGATGGCAGATTGTTTATAACGCTTTCCTCGCCATCCTCGGCGCGCACTGGGGCCTGTTTGACTTTGAATATTTCGGTCGCCCAATAATGGAAGCCGTATTCTTATCAGTTTGGCTATATTTCTGCTTGATTTATTTTGGAAAGCGTCGGCTTTTATTTTCTCCCGGGGCCTTTAACGACCCACCAGAATGGACCCCCTCGCCAGATGGTGAACCTGCATTCCACGACCAATCCGCCCGAAATTCCATTACTCCGCCCAAAGGTGAACCTGAACCGCCAAGTGAGCCAGAAATAACCGCTGAATCAAACCCACCTGCCGTCATACCCGAAAAGCCGGTTAAAAAGGCCGCACCGCGAGCGTTGCTGATTGGCCTTGTTGTCGCTCTTGCGTTAAGCCTCGCTGGGAATGTCTGGCAGGGCATTTCATGGGCAAACAATTCGGCGGAATCTGCCGAAAAAATCCGCGTGCTCAATAACAATCTCACTCAAAAAGAAGAAGCTATTAAAGAATACAGAACAAAAGTCGGAGACTTGAATACCGAGCTTGCCCGCGTCAAGGCTCAGAAAGAGGGCCTATACGACCATCTGGACGCAGCTCTTTTCTTGTATAACAACATTGGATTTATCGTCAACGGGTCATCGTACTATCACAATTACGAATGCCCGGTGTTTCAAGCAGCAAGCGAATATGCCGCTCACAACATTGAGTACTGCCGTTATCTTGGATATGGTGCTTGCCCGGTGTGCTGGGATTAAGTTTTGAAAAAGCCCTCGCCGCCTCTGCAACACCGGCGAGGGCTTTTCAGCAGCAGCGGGGAGCGGTCGCCGCAGCTTGTTTTGACCATATCGCGCTTTACCTTACCACTTCAATACCAAGACTTTGCAACACGACGGCATTCGACCGCGTTCGACAGACCCACTTTTGGCACCCAAAAAGTACGAAAACCGGAATAGTTAAGGTGATGTAAATGAACATTCAAGAGCTGTGCAGAATTCGTAAAGAAGAATTGAAACTGACCTACCACGACATTTCCGACGCTTCCGGTGTGCCACTGTCCACTGTCCAGAACTTCTTTTCCAAAATGTCGAAAGCCCCGTCCATTTATACCGTCGCGCCGATCTGCAAGGTGCTCGGCATATCCCTTGATGAAATATTCGGAATTTCCGAACACTTGACGCCGACCGAAGAGACCTTGCAGGCGCGCAACGACGAGCTGGAACGCCACGTGGATGCAAAAGCGGACACGATCGAGATCATGCGGCGCGGAGTGCGTATCCGAAACGGCGTGATTTTATTTTTGTTCATTGCGGTGGTGCTACTGGCCGCATGGTGCTTGTATATCGATCTGCACTGCGCCGACTATGGATTTTGGAGGGGCTGACATGGCGAATTGCATCAAATGTAAAGCAGCGCTGCCGGATGGCGCGCTGTTTTGTCCTATGTGCGGCAAAAAACAGGCATCTGTCGACCGAAAAGCCACAAAGCGCGGCAATGGGACGGGGACGGTCTATAAACGCGGCTCTTCCTGGGTAGCCGAAATCACCAAAGGCTACCGGGAAGAGGACGGCAAGCTGACCCGCGTGAAAGCGAAAAAATGCGGCTTCCGCACAAAACGAGAAGCCTTAGAATATATCCCCATGCTGCGGACGCAAAAGCCCCGTGAAAAGGATATCACTTGGCGCAAGGCATATGAGCTTTGGTTCCCAACGCATCGCGCCGACAAGTCCACGCTGAATTGCTACGCCGCTGCCGAAAAGTATTTTGCACCGATTGAATTTATGAAGCTGGCCGCAGTCGAGATTGATGACATCCAAGAATGCATTGACGACTGCCCGCGTGCCAAACAGACGAAAAAGAATATGCGCACCGTGTGCAGCCTGATCTACAAGTATGCCGTTCCGCGTGGATACGCCCCTATGAGTATGGCCCCGTATCTCACCGTCACCGGCGAAAACGCCGCGCCGCGCGCGAGCTTTGATGCCGACCAGATCGAGAAGATAAAAGAGGCGTGCGGCGTGATTCCATACGCCGACTATATCTACTGCATGTGTTACCTCGGTTTTCGCCCTACAGAGTTTCTCGGCCTGTCGATTGATAACTACGATAAGAAAGAAAAGGTGCTTCGCGCTGGTATCAAGACCGAAGCAGGCAAGAATAGAACCGTCACGATCTCGCCAAAGATTCAGCCCATCATAGACCGGTTGTCGAAAGATAAGATATCCGGCGCGCTGTTCTGCAACGAAGAAGGAAAAGCGTTCAGGTATGACTATTTCCGCGACGAGGTTTTCTATCCCACATTAAAGGCAATCGGCATTGACAATCCAATCGAAAACAAGCGGCACAAGTATTCCCCCCATACATGCCGTCATACGTTCGCGACGCTGATGAAAAACATTCAGGCGTCGGACAAGGACAAGCTCGAGCTGATCGGTCACGCAAGCCCCGAAATGCTGCGGTATTATCAGGATGTCAACCTCACCGACCTTCGAAAAATCACCGATGCGATATAGTTTTTCTGTTACCCTCTCGTTACCCCCATCGAGCGATTTCCCGTTGATATTCCGTCGTTTTTCGGTGACTGGGGGTCAAGAGGCCGTGAGTTCAAGTCTCGCCACTCGGACCAAGAAAAACCTCGAAACCGTTGCGGTTCCGAGGTTTTTTCATATTTAGACTATTCTGGCAAATTCTCGATTATGCCAAATATTTCTATCCTGTTACCCCCGCAGTTACCCTCGCATAAAAGGCCTCTACCCATTGTGGGCAGAGGCCTTTTTGGCTAATAGTGCATCATTTTTTAGGCTCGCTCATCCCTCGCGAAACATCCCTTGCATCGCCCGAACCTCGGCAGCCTTCTCGATCTGCTTCCTGTGCAGATAGTCATAGAGGCACTTCATGCCCTCGGGCGGCTCGCCGTGCTCCTGCCGGTACTTCTGGATGACGCCAGCGACCTCGGCGTGGAGCATCGTCATGTGATGCATCTCTTCGCCGGAAAGCTCGTAAAACGTCTTCGCAAGAGCGGGACATTCGTCCTTGTATTCGAGGGCGCATTTCGCGTACTTCATCGCGTCCTCGATTTCCTCGTCGACCATCGCCGACAGTTTTTCAATGAGTTTCATTTTCTTCCTCGCTTTCTGCAGCAAATAGCAGCAAAATTATCCCGAGCAGCAGAGCATCTGAATCGTCGTTCACAGTTTTTCGACCGTGACCGCAAGGTTGTTGACGACCGATGCCACGCCGTCGAGCGCCAGCGACAGAAGAGAGCCGTCACAGCCGCAGGCGTTACGAATAATAGCCGTAATAGTGAGGTTTGCCACGCCGTTTGCTGCGACCGTCTGAGCTGCCGTAGCGCCGATGATGGCGACGCCGTCCTTCTGTGCGGTCAGGCTGACCGTACCGGCAGCCGTGGGTGCGACTGTCGCGCTGACATTGACAAGGTAATAGCCCTGCCCACACAGTGTAATCGCGTTGCCGTCCTGACGGATGTTGCAGCCATAGCGGCGCGTCGTCGAGCCGACCGGCACGATGCCGCCGACCGCAACGGTGGGATTGCTGACGTTGGTCGTGTAAATTGCAGACTTACTCATATTTTTACCCTCCTAAAAAAACAAAAAGCGGAGCAGCTGTTGCCGCCCCGCTTGCCTCGCCGAATAGGGCGTCAAATGTTGCCGTTGCCGCAGCCGCAGCCACAGAACGGGGAGTTGCCCGCGCTGTAGGTGTAGCCGCTGGGATAGCGCACGACACCGCACATCTGCTCGCGCAGATAGAGCTGGTTGTTGGCCTGCTCAAGCTGTGCGATGCGGCCTTCGAGCTGGCTCTTTTCGAGCGCTGCGAATTTAGCGTCGATGTTGGCGTTGATGGCGTCAAGGCCGCGCTGCGTGGTGCAGCAGCAGTCTGCCATCTGGCGCTGGATATCGTTGCCGGTCTGCATGATGGTCATGTTCGTGCCGTTCTGCGCGAGCGCGACCTCCTTGCCCAGCTGACCGATGCCGCCCTGCATCTCGTAGCCGAGATTGCAGATGCCGTTGCCGATGTTGGTCAGGCGGTCGTTCAGCTGGCCAAACTGCTGGCCGAAAAGGATCTCCTGCTGCGACGCAGCAGTGGCGTACTGGCCGTAATCGCTATTGCGGTTCATGCCCCAACCGTTCCCCATAAAGGCGAACAGGAAGAGAATGATGATCCACCATGCGCCACCATTGCCCCAGCCGTCATTGTCGCGGGTGACCGCGGCGATATCGCTAAGAGACATACCGTTATCCATGTTGAGTTCTCCTTCCTCGAAAGATTTATCAATAAACCGTGTCGACCCGGCTTATTTCAGAAATTGCGCGAACTCCTTTGCCTGCTCTTGGAGCTGCTGGAACTGAGCCTGAGACATCTGCCCGGACTGCAAAAGTCTTTCGACTTCCTGCTGCGCCTGCTGCGGCGTCACGCCTCGCGCAAACTTGCGAAATTCTCCCAACATCGCAAGAGGGTTATTTGGTCTTCTGCTGCTTCTCTGCAGCATCTGCATCATCGGATTTGGCATTGAGTATTTCCTCCAATCTCTTCACGCGGTTTTCAAGACTGTTGACGTCTACCGGCGCAGCCGCATGATACGGTGCGACTGTGTACGGCGTAACAGTGGCATACCCCGCACCATCCGTCTGTTTGAGCCAGACAATGGGGTCGTTCTCGTCCATCAGCAAAATAGAGCTGTTCGGAGCGAGCCTGAACGCCTCTGCGCCATTTCTTCCGTTCACGCGGGTAATTTGACCCGCAAAGCCTTGCGTCGCTCCTGCGCCGTTCTGTAGGCTTGCAGGGGTATATCCGCCATAGGGGTTATACCCCATCTGATAAGGGTTCCCGAAATATCCCATGCGCGCACCTCCTTTTGTTGCCTTAATGATAACGAAAAAGAGGCCCCGCAAAGAGCCTGAAAAAGGTCTTTGTAGGGTCTCTTCTTTATGCGTTTTTGATGCCGTCCGCGATTTTGCTGTACGCCCGTCGCCGCCGCGTCTTCACGTACTCCGGTGAGACGTGCAGCATCTCCGCGACTTCGACGCGACTCTTCCCGCGCACATCGCATTCAATAAGGCAGTACGCCTCGTCCGCTGGAAGCTCAAACGATAAGATATACGCTACGGCTCGCTTGGGGGCCATAGAGGATAGCTTTGCTCGGATTGCTCTGTGTGTTCCGTCCATGCCTGATTGCTGGACTTGCAGAGGGGGCTTTCGCCGTCCGTGCTCCTTCCTGTGCCCAAATCGGACACCGTTATTTTGCCGCTCTCTGGATCATCGTCACGGCCTCCTGCCGCGTGATAAGCCCCTGCGGGGCGCTGCCATCCGTGATGCCCGCTGCCTTTGCCGCCGCCCAGTCTTTCGCGGCCCACGTGGAGACGGGCTTCGTGCGCAGCTGCGCAAGGTAGCTGTCCATCATCTTGTTAAACGTTGCCTGATCCATGTATTCCTCCATTTCCGGCGGATACTTGCCCGCCAAGATCATGCTCCCTGTGTACTTGAGGTGATCGTCCCACTGGAAATGCGGGCGATCGGGGAATTTCTTCCAGTCGCCGCCCCACGAAAAGCCGACTTGCTTGCCGATCTGCCCGCAGCGGGCGAAAAACGACGGATCGTCGTACTCATGCCCCTTGACGTTTTTGCAGATATCGAACGCAAGCCCCGCCTTGACACCGTGGAACGTCGGGCGCGTCGCAGTTTTTGCCGCGTAGCCGTTTGCGGCAAGATAGCGCTGGTACTCGTCATCCCTGACCGTCTCCGTCACCAGAACTGGAAGCCCCGCCTCCTTGCAGAGGTCGAGGAAAATGACGCAGTTTGCGCGCACATCCGCGCGGAGATCGGCGATATCCCTACTGTGATACATTTTCGTCACCCTTGATGTCGATCACGTCCTGCGTCTTCTGGCTCTGCGTGCCGAAGTAGAACGCGATGATGACCGCATAGATCGTCATAAAGTCCTGCGAGATGTTGCCCGTCACCGCCATATAGGCGAAAACAGCGGTCAGCACCAGCGTCACAAGGCTCTTGACGCTCATCAGGTTTGCCAGTCTCTTACGAATCAGTTCCATGTTATTCGTCCTTTCCCTTGATTTTGATTCCTGCCAGCAGTGCCAGTTCTGCCGTCCACGCCGTGAACCATGCGACGGTTAGGCTGTCCGGCACTACCTTGTCATGTGCGGTCAATACGAGCACCGCAATGCAGTACCAGCAGAGGTTCAGCACTGCCGCGATGACGTACTTGTCCCGCTTTCTCAGCTTCTTCATAAGGCCACACCAGACAGCAGCCACGCAATAAACGCGCCAGCCAGCACCGCGAGAGCCTTGTCAACCAGACTGTCCCAGCGTTTCCCCGCCTTGCCCGTGATGGCCTTCACGTCCTCTTTGATCTCCTTGACGTCGCCCTCGACGGTCTCCTGCTTGGTCGCCAGCACTTCGACCGACGTTGCCAGCCTGTCCAGCGCCGTTTGATGCTCCTGCAACTCGTCGATGCGGTGGGTGTTGCTCTTGCATCGGCTTTCGATCAGCGCGATCGCCGCGTCATCGTAGTGCTTTGCATTATCCATTTTTCACGCCCCCTTATTTTTTGGTGTTCTCCCATGAGCCTATCATGCCGACCCCGCAAATTCACCACGGGCAAAAGAACCTGTCGGATTCCCGACAGGTTCTTTCTCTTTACGCCGCTTTCTTCCGTGCGATTGCAAGCTGTTCGTCCACCCTTGCGCGGTTCCAATGGCGAATTCTTTTCGGCACGTCCAGATATTCATACATCGCCGTGCGCTGCTGCTCGTTGAGACCCGAGCGGAACAGCATTTCCATGATCTGTAATCCCTTGCTGTAATCGATGCTGTCGCCGTTCTTGTCTTTCAGGCTCTCGCACTCGCTCGCCGCCGCCTTGCAGGCCGCGAACACGCCAGGGTCGATGCGGTACTGCTTCTGTGCCTCCTGCGCGTTTTGGATCCATTTCGTCGTGATCTCATACTGCCCGCCGGAGTTTTCTTTCAGTGCCATCGCCTCGGCGTAGCTCTCAACATAGCCGAGCGCCTTGTCCTTGCCCTCGTCAGAGAGCCGGGAGAACGCGCCGCTGCTCGTCGCCTTGTCGGCCTGCGTGCGGTAGGTATCGCCCTTCTGCGTCTCGTACTTGCTGTAAGCGCTCGCATTCAGGTCTGCCGCGCTGAATTTCTCCTCGCTCTCGCCGCTGTCGTAGGCGTACTTCCCACGGATGCCCAGCAGATCAAGCGACTTCTGCGGGAGCGAATAGTTTGCCTCGCTCTCGGTTTCCTTCTTGTAGCGGGTCTTGAGACTGCTCTGGATGCTCTCGCCGTCGAGCCCCATCTGCTCCATCAGGTCACGGCGCACGTGCTCATACGTTGCATAGTCGCCTTGCTCGAGCGCATCGTAGAGAATGCCGATAAACCGGCTCTTGTTGCTGCTGTTCTCGAGGTTGTAGCTGAACTTCTCCACCTCGTACTGGAAGCCGAGGCTGCCACTCGCCTGCGCCACGGTGCGCAGCGTCGCCATCAGGTCGCGCTTAATGTTGGCGACCGGAAGCCCAAACATCTTGCTTGCCGCCGCAAGCAGCGTGAGCGTAGCCTCCTTGCGGGTCTTCTTGCCGTCACCGCCTGCGCTGTCAACAAAGGCGCTTGCCGCGTTGACCAGGTCGGAGAAGACTTCCATGTCAGGGCGGGACACATCATAGCCCTGCGCGAGGGATAAAACATCCTTTGCAAACGGTATCTGCGCCACAGGATTCATGTTGCTGCCGACGTTTCCGTTCAGCACCACGTTTCCGATCAACTCGAGCGCGTTCTTCTCGTCGCCCTCCACGCCCGTAAAGGCCGAAAGAAATTTCTCCCAGTAGTCCTTGTCGCGGTCATCGTCGCGCAGACCGTCGACGATGCTCTGCGCCAGCGCGTTCACAACGTTCGTCACCACAAGCGCCGTCGCCGCGCGTCCGAGCGTCTTGAGGGCTTTGCTGCGTTTTGCCGGATTTTCCTCATATCGGAAGTTGTCATAGCTGCGCATCAGCACATTCAGGCTCATAATGGGCTCACCCATGAAGGCCGTCGCCTGCTGCGAAAGCGTGCTCTTGCCGCGCATGATGTTGCTGCGCTGCAAGATGCCGTCGACGACCTGCGTCTGGTCAATCATGTCGGAGAACACGTCGTTGACCGCGCTGTAAAATTCATTGCTGCCCGCGCGAATATCAGGCTTCTCGCGCTTCACCTGCCACTCGCAGGCGTTCCACAGCTTGCCCCACGTCACGGCGTCCGCTTTGCCCGCTGCCGCACCCGTGAGGTCGTTCAGCTTGTTCGTCACGCCCTCTTTGCCGTAGAAACGCTCTTTCAGCGTATACGGCGACGCGATATCAAAGCTGCCGACGTCCTTGCGCATCGCGATAGGGGAGTGCTCGAGCGCCTTCTTCCAGCCGCTTCCCTTCGTCACGCCGCCGGTCATGCCCTTTGCCATGTCCTTCGGGTCGAGCACCGCTGCCGCGCGGAAGAATGCCGTCGGCTGCTGGATGACGACGCGGATGTTCGCGCCGACCGAAGCGCCCTTGAATTTGCCGACGAATTTGCCCATTACGCCCGTGATCGGCTCGAAGTCTTTCGTGCCGATGCCGTTCTGAATGTCGCCCATCAGTTTTTGCCAGTACTGTTGCGCGCCCTCGCCGCCCTTTTCATTGAGCAGACCCTTGACGCTCACGCCGGTCTTGTTGCCCACGTCGTTGCGGTACTGGAAATTGAAGAAGCGGTTCGCGTCCTCCATCGGCGCGAGCCATGCCGCGTAGTCGATCATATCGGACGCATGGTCGGCAAACGTATCAAACACGCTGCGCAGCTCCACGGCGTTGTTTGCGTTCGGAGTCACCTGCTGCGCCATGCCGATATTTTTGATGGAGCGCACGTTGCCGCTGTCCCTCTCGAGGTTGCTGTGCAGCGCTTCCTTTGCCGACTTGATGGGCCAGTAATTTTTCTCGGTGAATTTGCGGTAGCCGTAGGCCTGCATGCTCGCATCATTGCCGTACTTGGCAAGCGTCGTCGCGGTCAACTCCTGCAAGCCGTCCGCCACGCGCTTCTGCTCGTCCGTCAGCTTGCCCGTGATGCGCTCAATGTCACCCTCGGTCAAAAAGACCTGTTGCGTGCCACGCCGTACCTTCGTCATGCCGGTCTCCGCGCTCTTGATCTCCGGCTGGATGACGCCGCCGCCGAGCAGATGTCCGAGCGCCTGCTTACGCTTGCTCAGAAGATACAGCTCCATGATCTGCGGCGTCGTCAGCGTCAGCTTGCCGCCGTTAGCAACGGTGATATCGTGCGTCTCCGCCTCCCACTTGCCGATGGCGCTGCCGCGCGCGTCGCGCAGCGCGCCTTTCAGGTCGCCGTGGATAGCCTTGCCTGCAACGTCCTTGAAGCCAGCCGCGCCCAGCTCGTCGCCGAGCACCTTTTGCGTCTTCTCGGCGATGTCACGTGCCATGACCTCCTGTTGATCCTGCGCATTGCGCAGCATCCGGTAGATGCTCTTGCCCGTCTCGCCGTAGTGCGCGAAGAAGGTGTACGGCGTTTCCAAGCTGATCGTCGTATTGTTGCCGAGCTTCTTCCGGCGCGTGCTCACGTCGGTCTTGAAGGCGTCCGCCATCTGCTTTGTGGTCTCGAATTTGCTCTTGGACAGCACCTTGCCCGCCGTGGATACGGATTTCTCCACCGCGCGGATGGTCTTCCACATCGTCCCGAGCTCTTCCCGCGTCAGCTCAGAGAGCCGCTTGTCCTTCATGCTGATAACCTGTCCAAGCAAGCCGTCCTTACCGTCTGTGCCAAACAGCGACGGGTCGATGACCATATCGCCGCCATCTGCCTCTTTACCGGCAAGAATATCCGCATACTGATCTCGGAGTGCTTCGAATGCCTGCGTGCGTTGCGTCGGCGTTCCGCTGCCGTCATAGACGCGCTTGCCGCTTTCGTCCACGGTGTAGGCGCTTTCCTGATTGATGCTGTTCAGCACCGCCGCCACCGCCGAACGCATATTCTCGGGGATGTGCTTCGTGTCCGTCGGGCGCAACAGCTTCTTCGACAGGTCTTTTGCGTGCCGCGTGATCTTCGCGCGCAGCTCGCGCCGCTTCTGCCCATCGCGGCGCGTTGCATCCTTCTCGCGGTAACGGTTTTTCAGCGCGTCCAGCTTTTCCGCCTGCTGCGTGCGCGCCTTCTGCAAGGCCTCCTGCGTATGCCGCAGTCGCACCGCGTCCGTGCGCCCCTGCGCCATCTGACCGGCGAGCCTTGCATCCTCCGCAGCCTTGCGGCCCGCTGCCTTTGCTGCATCCAGCTTTTCCGCCTGCACGTCGGCGAAGGTCTTCTTTGCCTGCGGTAGATCGAAGAATCGTTCCATGATATCGTTGGAAATGGCGCTGACCGCCTGACCCATATAGCCCTCAAATGGGTTATACTCGCCCACGTTGTAAAGCTCGTTCGCTACCTCGGCAATGCGGCCGATCTGGTCGCTCACGTTGCTCTCACGCGTCTCGCTGAAAAACTCCGGGTAGCTCTCCGCCAGCTCGGAATAGACCTGATCGACGTTCGTATGCTCTCCCTTACCGATATCCACCTTGCCGAAAAGGCCGCGTCGGAAGTCGGAATAGTCCGTGATGCCAGCCGCATCCTCGGCAGACAGCGTGATCTTCGTATCCTTGAGGTACTTGCGCAGCTCGCTGTACTCGCGGTATACCTCGTCATCCTTCGCGATGGCGCTCTCCGCGATGCGCTGGGCAATGGCGTCCGCGCGGTTTCTCGCCTCGGTGTAGGTCAGCTCGCCGGTCTCATCTCCGCCGCGCGCGATGTAGTCGTATAGGCTCGCAAGGTCGCCCGCGATCTCGCTGCTGTCGATCTCCGTGCCGTAGTCCTTCACGAGCTTCTTTGCCGCCTGCTGGACGCTCTTGCTGTCGGTGCGCACACCCTCGCTGCGGCGCGTCTGCCCCTTCCAGTAGTCCACGCGCTGTCGTAAGGTCTCGTTCTCTCTCTTGAGCGCCGCAAGCTCCTGTGCGTTCTCCGTGCCCTTGAGGGAATAGTCGCCATTGACATTCTCGCCGTTTTGGGGTACACTACTTTCAGAGACGGATGCAGTGTTTCTGTCGGCTCCCGGCGACGGGTTTTCGGCTTTCACTGCGTCCGTCTCTTTTTTCACAAAAGAATCCGGCTGCAAATTCAGCACATCATACAGAACCATATTCCCGTTCTTTCTGGTTCCGACTACGACATCAGCCGTATAATCATTTGCGCCGACGCGCAAAAGCACTGTCCCTCGGGCAAAGTCAGCGATAGAATCCTTGCGAGGGTGGTTCAATCCTTCGTTGACCCAATCCGTCGTTGCCAGCAGAATTTCATCCGCATTGTTCGTCGCCCTCAGTTTATCAGAGTGAAGCTGCGGATCATGGCTGTAAAGCCACTTCATGTAGCCAGAAAATGTCATTTCCTGCCTGCTCTGCTTATCAATTCGGATATCATTGTTCCCCACGGTGATACCGTCGGGGAATTTATTTTTCAAATTCTCTTTGACCGTTGACACCCAGTCTTTCTTTGGGACGCCATCGAGAATATCTTCGTCGACTTCGACAAAGGACTTGTTATCCGCGGTTTTTTCAATGCTGTAGCTCTTTCCGCCGTCCGCAAATACCGTATTCTCGTCGCCGGTATTTGGCTTGTGGCTTCTGCGCTCCTCTGCCGTCAGGCTGCGCCGCGCAGCAGCGTCCCGCGCCTCGATCTCGCCCGCCGTGTCGTGGTAGAGGTCGTATGGCATTCTGCTGTCTCTCGCGTTTCTGTCGATGCTGTCGCGCAGGCTGAAATAATCCCACACGCGGTCACCGTATTTCTCTTCCAGTTGGTCGCGTCTCTCGTCAAAGCGCACCCATTCCGGCGGATCGGGCTCAACCTGCTCCCATGTGTTCGGGTCGATCTTCCCGCGCGGCACCGTCGGCGCCATGGCGTTTAGTTCTTCCATGCTGCGCATAAACTCGGGATCGTCCGCTTTCATCTGCTCGTACCGCTCGCGCAGCTGTGCCCCCTCACGTCTTGCTTTCGCGGTCCTGCCGTCGTAGCCCTCTTCGAGCTTCCTGTTCCAGTATTGCGGGTTTGACCCGGGGGTGAAGCCCTCCCTGCTTTGAATTGCGTGCTGCACCTCGTGGGTAATGGAATTCAGCAATGCCTCTGGTCTGTTTTTCAGGTCGCGGCTAAGCTCAATGCTGTCGAACCTGCGGTTATATCCTCCGTTCTGCCCGCGCTCAAGCGTCTGGAACGTTACGCCGATGTTAGCAAGATCGGGATAGGTTGCAAACAGCTCCGGCGCATCCACCAGCTTGCCAAGCGTAGTGTAATTGGGGATGGACTTTGCAGCCTCTTTTATTGTTTCCAATGTAAGCGCCCACTTCTCAAAATCGCCGCCAAACTCTCCGACCAGCTTCTCGTATAGCGCCTCGTCGGCCTCGCCGCGCTCCGTGCTTCTCTGGTAGTCCGCAAGGTCTCTCCTCTGTTCGTCCGTCAGCTCGCGGTTGGTCAGCCTATCCCATGCATGGGTTTTCTCCCGCAGCTCCGTGTCGTAGTCATATAGCCCAGATTCAAAGCGCAGCTTCATCCCGTTGTCATTCACCTCGGAACGCCACTTGCCGTCTGCGCCGTGGAACCAGCCCGTTTTCTGCCGGATGGTCTCGGCGTCAGCCCCGCTTTCCTCCATCTCTTTCGCCGTATTAAGCGCTTCTTTGTCTGCGTTCTTCGCATTTTCCCCTGCAAACATAAAGCGCTTCGTGCCGCCCTCTGTGGCGGCATTTTTGCTGTTCTTCGCCGCTGCCTCGAATGCCTGCTGCAACAGTCCTTCCGCCGTCTGCGCCTGCTGTTTGGCCTTGCCCGTCAGCTTGCCCACGATCTCGCGGATGGCGTCGTGCAGCTTTTCAAGCAGCGTGCGGTCTTCGCTGTGCCTGCGGATAAACTCATTCAGCACGTCCGTGTTGGCGATCATCTCGCCCGCGTAGTTCGCCGCAGCCTCGTCCAGCGCTTCGTCCATGCTGGTATCAACGCCCATGCGGTTATACTGCTCATGCAGGATGTTCGCCGCCTCGGCGACGTCGGGGTCTTCCATGATGGCATTGCGGAACGCCGTGTACTGCTCGGGCGCGAGCTCCTGCACGCGGTGCGTCCACTCATGGCCGACGACCTGCATCACGGGGTCCTGCGCGTCCTTTGCAATGCGGATTTCGTTGCCCTCAATGACGCCGTTAGCCGTGCCGCCACGCACCTCGTCCGCCATGCGCACGCGCACGCCAAGCGCCTTTGCGACGGTGTTGATCTCGTCCGCCGTCGCGTTGTCCATTTCACGTGAAACGTAGTCGTCGTAGACAAGGCCGCTGTTGCCGTCATTTTCCTGCGCAAAGGTCTTCTTTCGCGCCTCGGCCTTCGCGTCGTTCTGCCCTGCGACATAGCCCGCATAGGCGGTCTCATTCGTCGGGTTCGGGTTCGCTTTGCCATCCACGCCCGCGTTGTAGGCGGGAAGAAAGTCTTTCACGTGCTCTGCCGTGTCCTTGCCCTCCTGATACGATCCGCGGATGGACTTGCGGCCACTCTCGCCGATCATGCTATCATAGCGGGCAAAGAGCCGGTCGGCAATGTCGTTCACGATCTCCGCGTCGCTTCGCGTCTCCGTCTGCGCCCTCGGCAGCTCGGTACGGCTGTCATAATAGCGCCCGCCGCGGTTGCCGATGGCCTCCACGCCACCGCCGAGCCCACCGAGGATGCCGCCGACGAGGAAGTCGTTCAGAATTTCCGATGCTTCCAGCTCGCTGTAACTCCCGCCAAGTGTCTTGCCGTTATAGATCATCTGCAAAGCAGGCTGGATGAGGTCTTCAATGGCTTCCTCGCCGCCCTCTTCGAGGAACGACAGCGCGATTTTACCCGCCGCGCTGTTATTGAGCCCCTGCATCGTGCGCTCGATGACATCATCCAAGAAGCCCTTGCCGAACATCTTCTTGAACGGCGCTGCCGCGTTGCCGATCTTCTCGGTCGCCACGCTGAGCGCGCCGCTTGCAAAACCATAGTTTACCTGCTGCTCGTGCGTTGCGCCCCGCCTGCGGGCCTCCTGCGCGCTTTCGCCGCCGCTGCGTACAAACATCGCAGGAAGCGCGCTGCCGCCCGTAGCGAGGCCGAGAATGGCGTCCGCGCCCATCTGCGCGCCCGCCACACCCACGTCGACGGTGAGCTGCCCGACCTTGCCGAGGCCGCTTTTCGCCTTGTTGATATCCTGCGTGCCACTGTCGGCCAGTCTGTCAGCCGCCTTATAGATCGCGTCAGACGTGCGCTCTACTTCGCCGCCGACGCCGTAAGCCTGCTGATACGCCGCCTTGCGTGCTTCCAAATTGGTGATGACGGTGCGCGCTGTGTCGCGCTCGCTCTCGGTGCTGCTGGGGTCTATCAGCACGTCGCGCTGCGCCTTGATGTCCTGATCCCACAGCGCAATTTCTTTCTCGGCCTCATCACGGCGCTGCAAACCGCTTCCGGTCTGCGCCATGCCTGCCACATTCGCAAAGCCCGCGCCGTAGGTCTTCGCCGCGCCCTTGAGCGCATTTCCGACGCGCTGCGCGACCGTAGGCGTCTTCACGTCCTGCACGTGCTGATTGAAGGCGTTCTCGCTCTGGTAGTTCTTCGCCTCCTGCTGCTGTAAAGCACCCTTACTAAGGCCCTGCACAAGCGTGTTCTGGTTCTTCGGCATCACGACGTTCTGCTGCTGGTGGAACATCGGGCTATAGCCCTTCTGCGTCTCCCTCTGCTGCGTCGCCGGCGTCATCTTCACCGGGCTCGTGCGATATACCGTAGATGGAGAAGAGACCGGGGCGCTTGCGCTCCCGGTCTGTACCAGTCTGCCACGCTGGCCCTGCGCAACAGTGGTTGCGGGGGCCTGCTCGGTCTTCAATTTCTTCTCTTCGTTGTTGGTGTTCAGTGCTACCAGCTTTCCCATATCAGCCCTCCGTGTAAGTCAGCCCGTATTCGTTCAGCATCTTCTGCACGCGCGCCTTCTGTTCATCACTCAGCTTGCCCCAGAAGGAATCAATACCGCCAACGGCGTAATCGGTGCGCCCCTGCGCGAGCATCGCGCGCAGGCTGCTCATCGCGGCGTTGAAGTAGCTCGAGTTATACCCGCCGCCCGAGCTCCCACCATTCTGACCTTCCAGCCAGTTTTCGTAGTCGGAATAAAGACCGCTCGACGACGTGAATCCGTACTTCTGGTAGTTAGCCTTCTGTGCAAGCCAGCTCTTCGGATTGCCGCTTGCCTGCGCCGCAGCAAATAGGCCTTCGTAGTCCATCGTGCCGCCGGTAGCCCCACCCGTCCCGCTGCCGGAAGTCCGGCGCGAGCTGCCGCCGCTCGATTTTCTTGCCGCCTGCGCCGCGGCCTGCTGCAATTTATACTGCCATTCCGCGTCATAGCGCGCATCCTCGATGGCGTCGCGTTCCTTCTGATAGTCATAGTTCAGCTTGTCCTGCTGCTTCTGATACGCCAGCGCATCCGCCGTCTGCTGGTCGCCCACCTGATCGCGCGCGAGCTGATAGAGGTAGTTTCGGTCGGCCAACCAGCGATTATAGTTGTTGTCCTCAAGGCCGATGAGCGTATTCAGGTCAGCGCGGTCGGCATTTAGGCCGTTTTGGTACATGCTATAGGCAAGCTGCTGCAATTCTGGGATTTTGTCCGTCATCTGGCTCATCTGGTAGTCGCTCGCCTGTTGGCTCGCTGCCACCGCCGCCGTGGACGGCATTCCGCCCGTCATCACCGCCGTCTTGCCGAGCACGTCCTCGGCGCTGCGGTCTGCCTCGCGCGTATACTGCTTGCGATACTGCTGATAGAGCGGGTCGCTCGCCGCATCGTAGGAAAACGGCGTGCGGTTCAGCAGCGCGTCGAGCTTTGCACTGATCTGCCCGCTCTGGTCGTAGTTGTAGCTGCTCTCACCCAGCTTATCGAGCCAGCTCGTGTCAGCCTTTGCAGGGCTCGCGCCCGTGCCGAGCTTGATGTACTCGCTGCCGTCCACGCCGCCAGAATAGTCGTACTTCGCGCGGATTTTCTCGGCTGCGTCGTGCGCCGCCTGCTGGCCCGCCTTGTCTCCCTCAGCATAGGCCTTGTTGTAGGCCTCTGTATACTGCCGGATGAGATCAAGGTCGCCCGAATCGTTGATGAGCGTCAGGTCTGTATTTTTGTGTTTGAAATTATCTGCCATTGTCCCCTCACTTTCTGCCGCCCGTCACATATTCGTACTCGAGCGCATAGAGCCGGTATTCTCCCGTGGCTTTGATTTTCAGTTTGAAGTGGTCGCAGCGGCGAATCGGGCAGTTGAGCGTGAAAACGCCCTTTTCCTGCGCCCCGCAGCGGTCGACCTCTTCCCACGCGCCGCCGTCGAACTTGACGAGAAAAGCGATCTTCGCCCCGCTTTCCGCCTCGATGCGCGCCCGCACGCGCTGCACGTGCTTCGCGTCGAACGATCCACCGTCATAGTCGGCAAACTCCGCTTCGCTGCTGACAGCGCCCTCGCGCGTTGCCCCGGTCGGGATATCTGCCGGATTTCCCAGCAGCACGCACCCGCCGTCTACTAAGGCCATGATACCGCCCGAATAGGCCATTTGCACCACGGCGAGCGTATCTTCCTTATGCCACGTCCCGTTTTCGCTGCTGTAGCAGTACAGCGCAGTTTTGCCATCCTCTTTCAGGCTCACATAGTAGTTAAGACCGTCGCTGCCGCCCACGGCGTCAGAGAGCCGCACATCGTCGCCCAGCACGCGGGAGATGCAGCGCGGCATACCGCCGCTGTATGCCATGATGCCGACTTTCGAGAGGTAATAGAGCGTTTCACCTGCCACGGCAAGGCTTTTGTGGCTGCCTTTCATCACGCCAAGCACAGCACTCGACATGAGCTGGAAGTTCGTCGGGATCGTGCCGTACATCTTGAAGATTTTGTCCTCTTTGAAAAAGCACGGGTAGCCAAGATAGCTCACGCACGCCGTAAATGCCCCCGCCGTGCCGCTCTCCACGCTGAACGCGTCCGTCGACAGGCCATCAAACACGTTCCAGTTGTACGGGTCGCCGAGCTTTGAAGCAAAGATGCTGTCGCCCTTGCAGCCCCACACGCGGTTCTCGTTCGTGCAGACAAAGTCCATGTCCGGCACGCTGCGCTTGAGCGTGACCGTCCCGGTCTCCGTGATGCTTTCCTGCCCTTCTGGCAGGCGGAAAGTATTCTCATAGAAGCGCAGCGTCTTCTTGTCCTCGCTGATCTCGCGGATGATGGGCGTGCGGTTGTTGTAGGTCTCCTTTGTGCAGCCCGAGATCGTCACGGCGTCGCCCACGTTGAACGGGAATGCCGCGCCGGTTGTCGTTATGCTGTTTGCCGCCGCCTTTTCGTCAGCATACGTGCCATTGCCGAATTTCAGGCCCGTTGCGGCATAACTCGCCTCCATCTGCTTGATCGTGCCGTCCTTTTCGCACACGATCTTGTCGGGGAAGATGAGCACGCGCTCGCCCAACGCGCAGAAGGTCTTTTCACTGTCTGCGACCGTCGTCTTCTCTTCGCCGTTGATGTAGAGTTTCGTTCCGTATACCTCGTAGAGCTTGCCCGCACTGAAAATGCCGTTTGCCTTGCCCATACCCTTGCGGACGGTATAGCGCCGCGCACGGGGGGCAAGAAGCGGGAAGTATCGCGCCGACAGGTTCTTCATGTCGTAGAGCTCGCCGCCCGCCGCCCCGAACGTGTGGTTGATGCCTCCGAATTTCTCCTGCTGCACGCGCCGGTTCGTATATGCCGTGATCTCAGGCAGTCTCATCTTTCACCGCTCCTCTTGCTTCGTCCGGCATATCGCCTTTCTCCCCCACTGGGGCTTCCGTGCCGTCGCAGATCATCGCAATATTGCGAAGCGACTGGCGCACCGCTGCCACCACATCCACCGCGTCGCCGTTGACGTTCAAAATGCCGATCAGGCGCATCGCGTGCGCCGCTTCCTGCTTGATCTTTTCGTTCATGCTGATTCCTCCAATCGTTTCAGCCGTTCTTCCTGCTCGCGCACCTTCGCCCACAGGATAGGGATAAACTCGCTGTACCGCAGAAAATACGTCTCGCTGCCGTCCTTGCGCTTGGCCGCCGCCCAGCCCGCGAACTCCTGCGACGTGATCCCGCATTTCTGCATTGCCGCTTCTACCTCCTGCGCGATGAAGCCTGTGTGATAGCGTCCGCTCGTGCCGCTGTTCAGCTTGTAGCGCTTCGGTTTCACGAGGTCAAACATGCGCACGTACTTCTCCGGCAGCTCCTCAATGCTGTTCTTGATGTTTCGGTCCGAGCCGTTCAGTTCGTTCGTGCTGCAATAGATCGCGCTCCAAACGAAATTCGGGCTGCCGAGATCGTAAACGTTATCCGCATTCGGTATGACGCTCCCCTTGATCTGCACTTCTTCGGAATTTCCGTCCACCTCAATAGAGGCGTGATACTTATTCGTTCTGTCCCATCCTGATGCGATAAACAGGCTGCCGTCTTCCGCGAACAGCTCCATTGCGCTGGAACTGATATCGAGCTTGTAGTCGGATGACGAAGCGTAAGTCGTTTGTATTGTGCCGCATTCGTTGTCGTCATCGTCTACGACGCTGATGCTTCCGCCGCGTAGCTTTGTCGCTGTCAGCGTGCCATAGATGTTCACCGCGTCCACGTAGAGGTCAACGCTGCCCGTGCTCGCAATCTGTGCGCCGTTGTAATTGAGTTTGAAAACCGTCCCATTCTCGCCGCTCGTTGCGGCCAGCGTGAAGCCGGTCGCGCTCTGGTCGAAGATGCTCTGCGCCTGCGTCGCATCGATCTTCCCGCTCACCGTCGCTCGCAGGCCGTTGACGTCGGTCTTGATGTTGGTAATCGCGCCGTCGAGGTTTGAAACGCTTACCTGCAAGCCCTTTGCCGTTGTGTCAAGCTGCGTGATGTTCCCCTCGGCGTCGCTAAGTCGAGCATCTAATCCTTTCGCTGTAATGGAAATTTCATTTACATTCTCGTCCGTATCTGCGATCTTTGCGTAGATCGGCTCGGAAATATTCTTGATAAACTCGCTCAATGCATTCTGGTTGATGTTGCTCCCGTCCAGATTGAAGAGCGTATACCGAAGCTGTTCCAGAAGCACGAAAAGGTAGTCATAGACCCCGTTGATCTGCTCCTGCGTGTCTTTGCCTTCCCCGTTCGGGAAAGTCGTCTCCACCAGCTGAAATGTTGTCGGCACTTGTCATCACACCTTCCAGTTGCCCTTGCTCTCTTTTCGGTTCTCGCGCCGCCACCACGCCATAGCATCGGCCACCGCCTCGTTGGCAATGGCGTGGTCGTTGGCATAGAGCGCGCTGTCCTGATTGTAGGCGTCGAGCTGCGCTGCCAAATAGAGGTGGTAACACTCGTTGTGTCCGTCCGGCAGCAGCAATTCCATATCCTCGACGCTTGCGGTGTCATCCTCCACGCTCACCTTGAGGGTGGGGACTTCCGCCCCCATCATCTCGGCGATTCGGTGCTCAAGCACCATGAGGATTTCCGCCTTGCGCGGCGTGCTCAATTTGTTAGGCCGCAACGCGTCCGCGTCACGGATAGCTTTCAGCATTTTCATACATTAGGCCTCCGTGAAATACTGTCCCACCAACTCGTGAGGAAGATACTGCAAGACGATCTTCCCGCCCGCGGCCTCGCCGGTGCGCTCGCATTTGTACGTCTTGCCGTCCTCGCTGTCGAGGTAGTACTTGCCATACTCGTACTCCATGCCGCGGCTTGCGGGGATGGGGTCATCCTGCGTGCCCGCGTGGGTAACGTCAATCACGACCCACAGCGCTGGCGTTGCGCTCGGCTTCCATCCCTCCTGCGAGGTGTGCGCCTGCTGGCACTTGTAGAGCTTGCCGCCGTCGCTTACGCGGTTGCCCACAACGTATCTGATGGGATATGCCCACGCGGGGAACAGCTCAACGGCCTTTGCTGCGTCACTGTCCGGCAGGCTCGTCGCCGCCGCCTCGATCATCGGTCGCAGCTCTACAGCGCGAGCCATGGTCACAACCTCGCCTGTGAGGGCGACCACCGCGCCGACGGCGCTCTCCGCCTCCGTGGGCTTGCCCATCTTGATAGATACGGTGCCGTCGCGGTGGTCAGTGATGTCGCCAGCAAGGCTGTACTCGCTGTTGTCGTACTCGTTGACAACCTCTTTGGTCTCGCCCGTGGGCTGGCCTTGCTCGTTCAGCACGTCCACCGTGTCGCGCTGTACGATGCTCCACGGGGTATTGTCAGGCAGCAGCGCCGCCACGGCGTCGTGGGACATGGTGAGCGTAATCGTCTTGGTGCCGCGATCGCCCCAGCTGTGGTCGGCGCGGTCGCCGTTGACCGTAGCGGGGTATTCGGTGTTGTTGACTTTGATGTAAATTGCCATAAAGTATCAGTCCTTTCTTTAGAAGCAGAAGGCGAAGGCCACGCCACGGATAGTATTTGAATTAGCGTTTATGGAACTACCTGTGCTTTTGACAACACAATAATATCTGGTGCTACCGAGAGATGGAGAACGCTCCCACCAGTCGTATGCACTGCCGTTAAAGTTCTTCACCGTGCTGTTACCAGCTTTGTAGTAGTCGTACTGCGTGCCTTCACCTGAGAGGGAGTTACTGGAACTACCAAAAACTTCAACCTCGCTCAGTAAGAATAGGCTATCTTTCGTAGTTACGAGCAAGGTTCTCTTACCGCCGTTCTTGGAAATCTTGTTCACCTCACGGATGCCGCTCTGTACGTCCGCAGGCATCTGCTTCAAAATAGTGGGCAAGTGCTCTACTCGCATAGAGCATTTTTCCCAACCCATGGTATTTGAACCAGTGGAGTGCATTGCCTTCGCTATATTGTAGCAGTCATGCAGCTGGAACGTCAGCGGAGCCTTGCCAGAGCCGTCTGAATAGTCATCGTGGTGCTTGCCGATGATGTCTATCTGGTAGTCCACGCCGCCGATGGTCATGGTTTTCTGGTCTGCTACCTTCCACGTTTCCGGCACCGCGTTATTGTGGCACGCCGCGATGATCTGCTCCCATGTGTTGTTGGCAAAGACCGGGTCGTAAGACGGCGCAAACGTAATGTCATATCCCGTCCCGCCGATAAGCGTCCTGCCCTTGAGGATGTTATACACCGTGCCGCCCACCATGCACTTGCCGCTCTTGACGGTGTAGGCCGTTCCGTTGACGAGGGTCTTGTGCGCGGTGAGGTCAACAGGCGGCGTGACATTGCCAGAGCTGTCGACTTCCATGTCAGGTGGAAGTACCAAAGCGGGGCGAATGCCGCTCGAGTTGGATGCGTAGTCGTCGTTGTAGCCGCCGTCGGAGTTGACGACCAACACGTAGTTGGCGCTGTAGGTGCTCGGGGAGCGGAGCCACCAAGCAGTGGCCGTACCACTCAGATATGCAATGCGCTTGGAGTCTACTCCGGTGTTCGCGTTGAAGTAATCCAGCTTAGTGCCATCATTCGGTATATAGCTTGCGCCAGCCAAGCCGGCTTCAGGACCGGATAGCAGGAACACCTTGCAGGGCAGCCCGTTCGCGCCGCTCTGGTCGGTGCCGTCCGAACCGCCGTTCTTGCGATAGGGAATCTTCACCTGCTTAATGGCGTCCTTGATATTGCTGTCGAATAGGTTAAGAAACGTGCTGTTCAGGTAGGCGTGGATGTCGCTGCTTTCGTACTTGTTGATGTCTCCGCTCTGCCAGACACGATTCTCGTAGATATCCTTCATCAACAGCCAAGTGCCGGTACAGGATTCGTCATAGATGCTGGACGGTTTGCCCTGATGGACAACGATGAACTCTTTTGCCGTACCGCCTACTTTCAGTTTGACGATACTGCCGACTGCCTTACTGCCAAGTTGTGCATTTGCCATCTCAGCACCCCCTTAGCCGTACACCCAGTTGATGGCATAGTTCTCGGTCGGCGTAGTTTCAACGTTCACAAGCGTCTGCTTGACGATGTTGCCGGATGCGATGTAGTCGCTGCCGCGAGACGCCGCCACCAGCCCGCCCGAGCCGTTGCCCTTGATGAGAGAGGTGGTGGAGGGGACATTGACGGGACCTGCGGGGCCCTGCGGGCCGGTCGCACCTTTCTCGCCCTTGGGGCCTTTGATGTTGACCGTCGCGGGATTCGCAAGCCCGCCGTCGTTCGTCCAGCTCAGGTCTCCCGCCGCGGACACAGCGGGCGTAAAGGTCGCGCCTTTTGCGCCATCCGCGCCCTTCGCGCCATCCGCCCCGGCAGGGCCTCGCGGGCCCGTCAGGCCTTGCGGGCCAGTTTCACCTTGCGGACCAGTTTTGCCCTGCGGGCCCTGTTCTCCCTGCGGACCCCTTGGCCCCTCTGGTCCGGTATCTCCCTTCGCGCCGTCAGTGCCGGCAGGCCCCCGTGCGCCCGTGTCGCCCTTCGGGCCCTTGAGGTTCACGGTCTGCGGATTCGCCTTGCCGCCGTCGTTCGTCCACGAGAGATCGCCCGCCGCGCTCATCGCAGGCGTAAACGTCACGCCGTCGCGTCCGTTTGTCCCGTCCTTACCGGCGGCACCGTCTGCGCCCGGGGCACCATCCGCACCGGCAGGTCCCTGCGGGCCAGTCTCGCCGGGATCGCCTTTCGGTCCCTGCGGGCCGGTAGGCCCCGTGTCACCTTTCGCGCCCTGCAAGGGGCCGTTGTTGATGAACTCGCCGGTAATGCCGTCGAAAATGTAGATGTCGTAGGGCTCTGCCGTGCCTACGCCGTATGGGTCTCCGGGCTGCGCCGTCGCTTTCTGCGCCGCGTCCAGCGTGGCCTTGCTCGCATAGTAGCCCAGCACCTTGAAGCCGCTGCCGGTCTCCCCCTTGGGGCCAGCGGGGCCCGTCTCGCCTTGCGGGCCGGTCTGCCCCTGCGGGCCCCGTTCTCCCTGCGGGCCGCGTGGGCCTTCGGGGCCGGTCGGTCCGGTCGCACCGGTGTCACCTTTCTCTCCTTGGGGGCCGGTATCGCCCTTGTCGCCTTTCAGCGCGGCAAGCTGTGCCGCCGTAAAGTCGGAATAGGTAAAGGCATCGCCCTTGTCTCCCTTTGCACCCTGCGGGCCGGCGGGGCCGGTCTCGCCTTGAATACCCTGCTCTCCCTGCGGGCCGCGGGGGCCGGTTTCACCTTTGGGGCCCTGCGGCCCCGTCGCACCGGTTGCGCCGGTCTCTCCCTTGGGGCCGCGCGCGCCGGTTGCGCCCGTGTCGCCCTTGGGGCCGACTTCGCCCTGCGGTCCGGTCGCGGCAACACCCGTGTCGGCAAAAGTGCCCGCCGCCGCGTCCCACTTGAACCAGTTGCCCGTGGTCTCGTCGACGTATGGCATCTTGGAAACCGCCGTCTCCGCATCCGCCGCCGCCCGCAAGACCTCATCGACCCAGCTTTGATAGCCCGGAGGCGGTGTTTCGCCGCTGTCTTCCAGCGTTTCGCGCACGCGCGTCTTGTATATCTGGCTCTTTACGATGGTATCGCCCACGGTATAGCGCAGCTCTGCCGCACCCTCACCGGCCACCGACGTATCAACGCTCGATACCAGCCACACGAGCGCGCCGTCATCTTCCGTCACCGTCACGGGATACGGCTGCGCATCGCCGCTTCGCTGCACGATCAGGCTCGCCACGCCCTCGCCATAGCCCTCGCGCCACTTTCCCAGCACGTCAAAGACGACCTTGCGTGCCTGATTCTCGCCCCTGCGCCCGAGCTTGATCTCTTCGAGCGCGTAAGCATTTTCAATAACCATGTTGTCACCTCTCTTATGGAAAACGGCGCAGCAAGAGCGACTTTTTCGTCCCTTGCTGCGCCGTGTCGCAACTCATTTTTCGTGTCTCGCGGTCGTATTCACTTACGCGTTGTGGGCCTTCGCGCTCTCAACATAGTCGCTGCTCATCGTCTGGATGAGATTCGCGGTCGAGGCGTCCTGCCTCATCTGGTTCTGGATGGCCCACAGGAACTTTCTCTTGACCTGCACGGTCACGCCGCGCTGGATCAGGCAGCTTTCGCCGTTCACGCACACCAGCAGGTCATCCTTGTACTTGCCGCTATCCTTGAAAAGGCGGACGCTGACGTACTCCTCGCCCGCGCGGGCGGCGTTCACAGCCGCAACGGCGTTCTTTGCTTCGCTCATCGGTCTTTCCTCCGTTTCAGTGTCGGGGGCGGCGTTCACAGCCGCCCCCTTGGTGGTTAGGTCAGCGGGGTCTCATCGAACGTGGAAGTCGTTTCCACGCGAATCATATACGCCTCAACCAGACGTTCGGCGACCTTGGTTGCCTTCCAGCCGACGGTTGCGCGCTGGTTCAGCGGGTCAGCCGTACCGGCAGAGCCGAGCGGCTTGACAATGTGCTCAAGACCACCGCCGGTCAGCTCGGTCGTGCCGTAAGCCTCTGCGCCCATGATGAGGGTGGAGTAGACGTTGCGGCCCTTCGCGCCAGCCTCACCCGGATAGATGGCGGTCGACGCCGTCGGGGTAGTGCCGGGTGCTTCTTTCAGCGTGATCGTCGCGCTGCCAGCAGCCGCAGCCGCGGCGCTCTCGATCTCAAGGAGCGCGCCGCCGATGACGACCTCACGGCCCGCCAGCTTTGCGGCATCGGCAGTGGTAATGACCTCGTTGACGGTCAGAACCTTGCCGGATGCGCTCTTGACGGTCAGGTCGCGTGCGCCCTCGGTCAGGTCATCCGCGTGGAACACCTTCGCTTCGGTCGTCTCGATGAAACGGACGCCCGCGATCTTGCCGATCTCGTCGTCGTAGATGTTGCTGGTGTCCTTGTACTCGTGCGGGCGCTTCCAGTCGGGGTCATCCTGAATGTCGTAGGAGCAGTCAGGGTGAATGATGGCCCAGTAGGAGCCCTCATAGCGTGGGGCGTTCATGGTTTTCAGGAAGCGAACCGCCTTGCGGACGGCGCGCACCGTGAAATAGTGGTTGCCCATGGTCTCGCCGCCAACGAGCAGATGACGGCCCGTCACCTGACCTTCTCCGTACTGGACGTTGGAACCGCCGTTGATGACCTCGCGGGTGATGGTGTCGAGCGTGCGGCCCGCCTGAGAGCCGAGCAGCACCGTCGCTTCCTGCAGGTTGTTGTCGATGGCGGTCAGGTCGAGGATATCGGAGATCTCGACGAAGTCGCCGTACTGGTCGACCTGCGCGGTCAGCGTGGTCATGGACAGCTTACGGCCCTTGGGGGTCACGCCTTCGGTGATGGGCGTCAAGGCCTTGGGCAGCGGATCATACTTGCGGAACTCGATCTCTTTGCCCTTTCCCTTGGGGATGTTGCGCTTCTGCGCAAAGCGGTCATGCACCAGCTCAGGTTCGGCGTTGTCGATCAGGGTGTCGCAGTAGTAGGTCTTCATCTCGCCCGAGAGACCGGCATCGGTCGTCACGTTCGTCTGACCCTCAAACAGGCTCAGAATAACGGGCAGAATGAAAATGTCTTTGAACTTCTTCATAGAGTTTTATCTCCCTTCTTGCAGTCGGTAAATTAGGCGGGCATCAGAATACGATGCGCTCGCCGCGCCGCACGCGCCTTGCGATCTCTGCGCGGTCGGCCTTCGTGAATTTGCTCGGGTCACTCTTAACAATGACCCCCGGCTGGGAAGTGGTTCCGTTCTCGTTTGGGCGCATTCCTTTCGCGCGGACGTTATCCATCACGCGCTTTTCCATCTCCGCCGCAGCTTTCGCCGCGCTGCGAGCCTGAATGTCGCCTAAATGGGATACCTCGTAAGCGTCTTTTACAGGAACGCCAGCACGCAGCATCGCAATGAAGCGCGGATTCTCCGCGACTTCGCGCTTGAGGTCGAAGTCAGGGTACTCGCCCGGCGCGTCCGCCGTGCCGACCAGCTCGCTCGCCTGACGGATCCAGTCATTATATGTCTCGTCGGCTTTCTGCTGGCGCTGCCTGTCTTCTTCCTGGCGTTTGAGCGCTTCGTTTTCCTGCTGCATCCGCGCATACTCGCGGTACTGTTCAACGCTCATGCCCATGCTCTCCGCTTCGGCGTTGTAGAGCACGCTGTTGAGCGCCGCATCGCCCTCAAAAGCCGCACGCAGCTTGCTCATATCGCCGTCCGCCACGCCATAATGGCGCATCAGTGTGTCGATAATGGGCTGCGAATCGGCGATTTTCTGGTCTTTAGCCTTCTCTTCGCCAAATCTGCGGTTGATGATGCGCTGCGTCTCCGCGGTATAGACGTCCTTGTACTTGCCGTTTACGAGGTCAAGGAACTCCTTTTTCAGGTCTTCCCCGCCTTTTTCCGCAGCCCCGGCGTCGCGCTGCTGCATCTTCGCGCCATCGCCTTTCGGCTCGCCAGAAGAGGTCCCCGTATCGTCAGGTGTCTCCTGCTTGCCGAACACGACGTTGGCGTATTCGCCCGTTTTGCCCTTCCGGGTGGGAGAAGGGCTTGCATTTGTGGTATCGCCCTGTGCGCTCGCGCCTCCCTCAGCGCCGCCCGATGCACCGGCAGCGGCTCCCGCAGCGGCAGCGCCGCCGTCAAAGAGGCTCAGGATCACGCGAAGCGTGGTTTTGAGGTTCATCTCATTCCCTCCTGCTTGTCAAATCGCGGATATTCGGCCCTCCGTGTAGGCCGTGCAGCACTTCCCATCATCCGCAGGGGAGGGGAGAGCGGCGAAAAGATGAAGAAAAACGCCGACCCTCCCTCGCGGGCGTATGAATAGGAGGAAGCCACTCGCACGCCTAAAGCGTAACATGCGGCTCCCTCCGTCTCACCACGGGTGAGAAAAAAATTTTAATTTTCTTCGATGCACTCGCAGATTGCGTCCGGCCTCGTGGCCTCAAGCTGCTTGAGCCCGATGCAGGCCGCGAGAAATGCCGCCTCGATGCGCTCATCGCCGCCGCAGTGGATGAGGAAGCGCGGCGCCCCCTCGTCTATCTCGAAGCCATAGACCTCGCACTCTCCCTCAGCTTCCATGTTCTTCACATAGCCGCCGAACGCGTACATCACGCCAGTGATGTAGTTGCAGCATTTCTCGTCCGCCGAATGGCCCTCGCACAGGATCATGTAGCGGCCGATCTCGTGCTCGATGTGAACTATCGTCATGCACTTACACCCCCGGCATCGCCGCGCTGCTGCCCGTGTCCATGTTCGGCTTAGACTGTTCGGCAAGCTTCTGCATGTACGGTGTCTGCGCGCTCTGCGCGTCGGCGTTCTTACTCTCAATTCCGCCGCTGCTGCCGCTCTTGCGTGTCGAGCCGCCGCTCTGCGTGCCGCCCGCCATTCCGATGCCCATGTCCTGTCCCGTAAGCTGCTGGATAACCGCGAGCGCCTTTTGCAGCTGATCGCTCTGCTGCTGCACGACGTTGTAGAGCGTCGCGCCCTCGTTGACCTGGCTCTTGATTTTGTCGATCCCTTCAAAGTCCATCATGTCGAGCGCAATCATACTTTCCTGTGCCCTGTCTGGGGAGAAGAATCCCAGCGAATACAGCTCTTTCGCCCGCTCGTTCTGTTCTGCGCGGGAGAATGGGTTCTTCTTCTGTGCCTTGATCTTGATGTCAAAGACCGGTCTGCGGAACAGGTCATTGCCGAGGCTGTCCACGCCCGTCACCTGATCGCCCAGCTCGTTCACTCCGATCTGCGCATACTCATAAGGCATTTCATTCGTGATGCGGAAAGTGCGCGCCGCATCGTAGAACTGCCGCATTCGCTCGATGCACAGCTTCACGATCTTCGCCTGCGCGCGGTAGCACGCCGAAATCATATCGCGGCTCGCCTTGTTGCCCGCTTCCTGCAATGCAGAAATAGCCGCCGCAGCCGTCGCACCGCTGGACGTGCCTCCGTTGGACACGTCGCGGTTTGAACTCGTTTCCTTCATCTCATCGATCTTCATCTGCACGATATTCGCGTAGATGGAATCGAGCGGGCGCGTCGTTACCTCGCGGAGCCTGCTCTCGTCGATCTGTCCGGACACGTGGATGATCGGCTTGCGCCAGTCAAGGAACTCTTCTTCGTTGATGTTCAGGCTTTCACTCGCGAAATACCGGCGCTTGCTTCCCATCATGGAAGTTTCGAGGATGTTCCCCCACAGCTTGTCGATGTAGAGCTGCGGATCCTTTGCAATGGCCGTATATCCAAATCCCGCAGGTGTGCCCTTTTCGGGGAACAGCACGTCAAACACGAACGGATATTCGCCGTCTTCATAGAATCCGCCCTCCGCATATTCGGGGTCATTTTCGCTGGCGTAGATGATATGCTCCTCGTCGATAAACTTCACGTAGTGCAGCGCCGTTCGCCCGTCTGCGGTCTTCTTGCGGTAATACCAGTCGATCACGGCGACCTTGTTGCTCGTGTCCACCGTGTCATCGTATTCGTATTTCGCCGTTTCAATGCTGCTGCCGCTGAGCTTATCCGCAAACTGCGAGTATTCGTCCTCGATGATGTCGCGGTCGACGAGCGCCACCGTGAACACGTTGCGGCTCTTCTGGATGTCTTCAACACCCGGCTCCCAGAAGATGTTCAGCGGGTCAATGCCCTCGATAGCGATGTCGCCGAGCCCATTGTCTTTCTCCTTGTCCCAGAACACGCCGTAGATCGCCACGCCGTGTTTGAGCTTTTCCCACCACTCGAAGCTGTATGTGCTGTCAAATTCGTTGTATTCCATGATGACCGGCAGCACGGACGAGAGCGTCTGCGCGCTTTCCTCGTCGCTCTGCTCGCGAGGCAGGCATACGGGCTCGGGGTAGTTGTCCATCGCGTCGGCGTGCTTATTCATGATCGAGTTAAACAACCATGCACTCGCAGGCTCGGGCGATTCCCCCGCGTCTTTCGTCCCGCGTCGGATATCCTCCCAATGCCGCAGCTTCCACCAGCGCTCCTCGCTGATGATGCGATTCTCGAAGTTGCTCTTGCCCTGCTTGTACTTTTGTAGCGTTTCTACGGCGTCGCCGATCTCCTTGCTGCCAATGGCTGCGCCGCTGTTCATCGCCGCGTCGCTGTCGCGGAATGCGCCTACAAGCGGCGCTTCTGCCTTTGCATCCAACATCGCAGCAGCGCCAGCCGCGTCGGCCTGCTGCTGCGTCTGCGGGAATTTTCTCGTCCCTGCCATGTCTTCCCCTCCTGTCAGTTGTGTTGGAACCACGCGTATCTGTCGTAGCTCGGCGTATTGATGTCCAGCGGGTCGTACAAGACCGGCTTCGGCGGCTTATTTACCCGCGCCGCAATGGGATTCTCCATGCACACATAGCGTGTCATGTCGTAGATATGATCCTCCTGCTCGGTGTTCACATCCTCAACGTCCTTTTCGTCGTAAACGAGGTTTGGCACCGTGCGGATAAAATTCTTGCACGTATCGAAGATATACAGCATCGGAACGCCGTTCTCATCGAACGCGAATCGGTTGTGCAGCTGCATCTTGCCGTCGATGCGGGCGTTATCCCCCTTCTCGAAGTAGACACGCTCGCGCTCAAAGAGAGAGCCGATGCTCTCTGTGCCCTGCGTGCCCCAAATGGCGGGGTCGCCCACACGGAAGATGTGCCGCCCCTTGAGATTCGGGTCTTCTGCCTCAATGCGCTTCATCTCGCGGGCCACTGCCGTCGGTTCCATCTTCACCCCCTCGTTCGGTGTACCCGTGCAGCCATAATATTCCCGGATGTGGTAGAGCCGCCTATCTTGGTCGACCGCGAACCAGCCGATGGGGAACGGCCTTGAATAGCCCCAGTCCATTGCACACCAGATCGGCCACTCCTTCGGCACCTGAAACGGCGCGATGACGTGCGTATGGATGCGGTCTCGGTAGTGTTCGCTGTCATTGCGCCACTCGGTAAACACCTGTCCGGAGAACGTATCCCAGTCGCCGTAGAGCAGTGCGTTCTTCTCCGCCTCCGGCATCGACGCCAAGCGCGTCAAATAGCTGTCGTCGTTCTTGAGCAGTATCTTGTTGTCGAATACCGTGCTCGGTACAAAGATGCGGCTCTTCTGCCGATGTTCTTCGCGCCCATCCGGAAAGCGCACGACTGCATCCTCGCGGATGGTCCTCATCGGCGGCGCTGCCGTGATGAAACGTTCCTTGACCCATCCGTGCCCCACACCTCCGGGGTTCGCTGTGCTGCGGATGTATACACGCGTCCCCGGACCGTTCGGTCGGTTGCGGGAAAAGAGGTAGCTATATTCCTCCCATGTAAAGTGGGTCAGCTCGTCGAATGCGATAAAGTCATACGCCTGTCCCTGATACTTGATCTTGTCCTTTGCGTACTGCATCGAGCCGAAGAGTATTTTCGCCCCACTCGGGAATGTCCATGTGTGGCTGCTGCCGTTGTAGCGCGCGCCCGGATAGATACGCGGGTAGTAGTTCAGCGTCTTGTCAATGAGCTCGGCAAGCTGCGGGAAGGTCTTTCGCAGGATGATCGCCTTGTAATACGGGATATCTACTTGACGCAATGCCTCGATGACCAACGCATCGGATTTCCCCCCGCCTAACCGGCTGCGCCGCCGTATAGAGCCTCGTCCTCCCAGCGGCTCATAAAGAGTGCCTGCTTGGGCTGCGGCTTCCATACCACGCTACGCTTCGCCATTCGCATCACCTCCCGCGTCCTGCGGAACAGGCATTACCGCGGGCAGCTCTGCCACACCGCACACGCTCTCTCCGCCATCGTCCTTCTTCTCGTCATTTACCCAGCGGAAGTTGTATCTCAGGCTGAATTCCGCGCCACGCTGACCGTCTCGGTCGAAGAGGCGTTCCTCTGCGTAAGCCTCGATGCGGGCCTTCGCGCGCGTAACCGTGTCAACGAATTCTTTCTTTGCCTGATAGTTCAGCAGCGCCTGCCTGCTCGTAAATCCCAGCGCAAGCGCGAGCCCCGTCACCGTCGGTGGGCGCTGATGAATGATAAACGGTTGCCCGAATTTGTCGAGGATCGGCATCCCATCGTCCCCAATGATTGGCTCGCCCTTGCAATCCTCGAAGTATTGGTCAATGACGGCCTGCATTTCTTCGACCGTCGCATATTTGGGATGACACCCCGCTTTTGCCATGCCGCCACCGCCTTTCTTTTTTATGCTGCAAGCCCCCTGCCCTCGGCCTTATTGCGCAGCATTCTTATCCCCGCTCGGGGAACCGAGCTTCCTATTTCCGACGGTAACACGCCATCTTTTATTTCTCACCACGGGCGCAGAAACTTTCTCTTTCCTTTCTGTGCTCTCCTCTGTATAGTTACATACACACAACATAGATACATCCTGCGTATAGCACCCTCTCCCGAAAGAAAAGAAATATAAAAGAAAAGAAAGGGATTCTCCCTCACGGGAAAAAAAGAAGCAGGGCTTTCGCCCTGCCTCTCCTTATGCCATTTTGAGCTTTCTTCTGATCCACGCCCACAGGTTCCGCCACGGGTGGGATTCTGCGTAATTGGCGCGCTCTCGAGCATCCAAAAGGTCATCATGCAATGCTTGCGCGCTTCCCTGCCATTCGAAAATTTCTTTCGTTTGCTGGTCTTTTTCAACCTGCATGGTAGCAATGCACGCATTCGCCCGCCCAAGTGCCGCCTCGGTGTCATTGAGTTTGTTTTTCAAGTCGGCGACTTCTCGCTTCGATGCCTGCCACGCTCTCCAATACTGCTGCCCCTGATCGTTCAAACACTGAGCCGAGTTTTTGGCTGAATCTAAGTCCGCTTTCAGATTCGCGATCTCGTTCGATGCCTGCCACGCTCTCCAATACTGTTGCCCCTGATCGTTCAAATACTGAGCCGAGTTTTTAGCTGAATAAAAGTCCGCTTTCAGATTCGCGATCTCGTTGGCCTTGTTGATGGCCTCGCCGTTCATCTGGCTGATCTGCTCGGTCAGTGCGGCGTTCTTTCGTTGCATTTCCGCTTTTAGGTTCGCATATTCGGCAATCAGATCATTCTTCTCGTCGATGCAATTTTTCAGCTCGATGATCTCTGCTTCAAGCGCCGCAGTCTTCTCCTGCGCGTCTTCCACCATCTTCGCCATCTGGTCTTTGGTGTACTTCTTCACATTGATGCTCATTCGGCCACCGCTCCCCCGACGATCACCCAGTCATCAGCCAGCATGTCGGCCTGCGAGGCCAGCCATCCGAGTTGCACACCGGACGTGCCGACGAAGGCGAGCGCCTTGTTGCCGATGGCCTCGTGCTTAGCATTGATTACCTCGTGCGCAGCGTTTTCGTAGCTGATACGCTCCGCAAGCTCGACGTACTGGTTCTTCCCGTTCCAACCGCGGCGTGCGATCTTCTTGCCCTTCTTCGCCGCCTCAAGGGCAAGTCCGAAGTTCATGCCGCTCGTTTCGCGGTAGGCTTCCTCAAAGGCCTCCGCCGGGCTAAAGCTCTCGTACCCGTCCGCATAGCGCACCTTGTAGCCGCGCTCGACCTTGTAGCCGCACGGCACTTTGTTCTCCGCGAGCGTGACAATCTTGCCGTCCACGCGATACGCCTTTTCCGCCTCAATAAGTTTCGTTCCGATGTACTTTTTCATAGCAAAATTCCTTTCTTTTTCGCCCGCAGGCGTTATTTCATTCGTAATTGTTCTGCCTGCCCCCGGTCGCTCTCGATGCTCACGACCTTGCAGTCGCCGTATCGCTCGATGTCCATGGCGATACGCTCCTTGATGCCCTGCGCGTCAGCGGCGGGGACGTTGGCTTTAATCGTGATCGTCAGCATGCTTCCCCTCCTTCGGTTCGCCGTAACTGCAAAACGTCGATTCCAGATTTCGCAAAGTGCAGTCCCAAACCCTGCAATAATCAATACTCTTGCCATGACAAGGCTCTTGCACCCAACCTTTGTGCTTGCAGTCCTTGCAGCGAGTAACGACCACGGCATCGACGATGGGGATGGCCCTAATATCTGCTGCCGTAGCGTAAAGCTCCCAATTTTCATCTGGTCGCCAATGAATAGCATCCCTGTCAATCAACCGCATCTCTGTCGCCTCCGTCCATCTTGGCCCCGCAGTAATAGCAAAAACGGCACTCATTCTCAAAGATTGCGTCGTGTGCATCATCTGTCGGGATATCTACTCCGCAGTTAGAGCACTTTCCATCTACCCACCGCCCATGCACCACCGGCGCAACGTCAGCGGCGGGGATACTATCAATCGCCTCTTTGCAGTCTCTTAGACACTCTCCTGAGTAATGATGAGCTTCATAGTCCCACATAGCCCCATAGTCAACTGGATTGATCTGCTCTAATGCACGGAGCGCATCATCACGCTTGAGGTATTCAACCATCGTTTATCTCCTCGCTATCACAGTTTCCAGAGCAATCACCAAACGAGACATTCATCCATTCCGCCGTAAGTTCGCAGTATACTATCGTTTCTCCGACGGCGTTGGACCGAATGTCACAGGCGTGAATGCATGGGCAGCGTTTCAATTCAGCAATTGTCAGCCCTCCCATTCCACATGCTCGATCCGGTTTCGTAGCCGGTCGACCTTATAGTCTCGCTGCCCCGCCACCGCGTCCTCGACCTTAAACTCGATCGCCATCTGGTCGAGCATGATCCCGACGTCGGCGATCTCTTCGGCGATGTTGGCGAGCGTGTCGCCGTCTACTCGTCCGCGCAGAAACTTGCACAGCACGTTCTGCAACTCGGCCATTTCCTCAAAAACCATCATGATTTGCGCCTGCGCGCCGTAGCGGCTGAGCGCCGCGCAGAAGGTTTTTCGTTCCATTTCAGTCATCTTCCATCGCCTCCAATGCTTTCTCCGCCTCCTCGCGAGTGAGAAATACGGTTTTGCCGAAGCCCTTTATCGATACTCCGTATTCCCGTCCGCGAGCGCCTATTGGCTC